GTAAATTAAAAGAATTAGATGCGTAATGTAGCGGTTAAAATAGAACGCAAAAAAGTAAAGCGTAAAGGCATACACGCTAAAAGTAAAACTAGTCAATTAAAGAGTAGTAAGAACTATAAGAAACTAAATAGAGGGCAAGGCAAATGAGAAGATTTAAGAAGTTTTTTACACCAAGTAGAACAAGCCCAAAGGGTGGGCGCAGAGCTTGTTTATGCGAGGATAACACCTACTCTATTAAATGTTGTGATGGTAGTTTAAGAGCGCAAGGCATAGGTAGTACAACAAAACAATTTGATTATTTATTGCAAGAAAATACCGACTATATACTACAAGAAAATAACAGTAAAATAATATTGTAATGGCAGATAAAAAAATTACACAATTAGACAATACAACCGCTTTAGATGGTACAGAAAATTTAGTATTTGTACAAAGCAATGAAACTAAAAAAGGTACAGTAAGTGATATTACAAATTATTTACTACCTACAAATCTAACTGTATCAAGTGGACAAACTGTAAACCTTTCAGATAGTCAGTATTCAAATATAAAACTTGTAAAACTAACTTGGAGTGGTGCAAGTGGAAATATGACTTTAAACCTACCAAGCGCATCGGACAACACAAATAGAGCAATTAGATTTATTTCTAATGGTGGTTTTAACACAAACACAAGGGTTTATTTAACCCCAACAGGTGGCGATACATTAGATGGCTCAACAAACTACTATGAGATTAATAAGGAATACGAGGGTATATATGTTTGGAGTAGTGGCGCAGAGTGGTTTATAATTCAGAAAAAAGCATAATTAACTTAATAAATATAAAAATGAGAAATTACAAAAACGCTTTAAAGCATATTAACAAAGAAGAATTATCTACACATAAAGTTGAGTTAGGTTTGTCTGATGATTTGGCAAAAATAATTAATAAATCAGATGAAATAATAAGCACCATAAACAAGCAAAGTAATGATTTGTCAAGGTTGTTTAAAGAAGTAAAAGATGTATCAGATGATTTTGATAAAATTAATAATAAAAGAAATACTGAAATAAAAAACGGAAAATCTACTCTACAGGAAATTAATAGTATTATAGAAAAAATACAAACACAAGCAAAAGAATTAGGAATACAGCCAAAAAATATACCTAATTTTTCTAAAGCCATAAAATCAAGTTCTGAATTAAGGGCAGCAGCAAATGATATTCAAAAATATTCTGATTTTAATTTATAGAAATATATATAATTGAACGCGTTAGGAAAAACAACAGCTTGAAAATACAAAATTAATTTTTAACCATTATATATTAATATGAACACGAACGATATGATTAGTAAAATCAAAGATGTTTTAAACTTATCTGAAGAAGTTAAGTTGGAACAACAAGCGTTAGAAAACGGAACTGTTTTAGAAGCAGAAGCGTTTGAAGCTGGTAACGAAGTATTTATTGTTACCGAAGATGAGAAAGTAGCTGTACCAGTTGGAGAGTATGAACTTGAAGATGGTAAAATACTTGTAGTAGCAGAAGAAGGTCTTATTGCTGAAATTAAAGAAGCTGAAGCCGAAGAAGAAACAACTGAAGAAGTTGAAGAAGTTGAGGCTAAAGAAGAAGAAAAAGAAGAAATGGGCTATGCAACAAAAGAAGAACTTGCAGAGGTTAAATCAATGATTGAGGAAATCAAAGCAATGTTAGAGCCTAAAGAGGACTTAAGCGCAGATGAGTTAGGTAACCTTGTAACAGAGGAATTATGTAAGCACGAAAAAGTAGAGCTAAACGAAGTACCAGAAGAAGTACAAGCTGAACTTAACGAGCCAGCAGCCGAGCCAATCCAAGCTAACCCAGAGGCTAAACAACACAAAGTACAATTTAATATTGCACCTAATAGAAGATTAGGAACATTAGATAGAGTATTTTCAAAACTAAATAAATAAACAACTAAAAACAAAATAAAATGAGTTTATCAATTACTACAACTTATGCTGGAGAATTTGCTGGAAAATATATCGCAGCAGCTTTACTTTCGGCTGACACATTAGACAAAGGCAATATCACAATTATGCCTAATGTTAAGTTTAAATCTGTAATCCAAAAGGCTTCAACTGACGATATCGTTAAAGATGCTACTTGTGATTTTCAGACTGGACAAGGAACACTAACACTAACAGAAAAAATCTTACAGCCAGAGGAATTTCAAGTAAACCTTGACCTTTGTAAGAAAGACCTACACAGTTCGTGGCAAGCGGCTGAAATGGGCTTTGGATTGAACGACACTCTACCAGCTTCTTTCTCTGATTTTGTATTGGCTCACGTTGCTGCTAAAGTAGCTGACCGCACAGAGAAAAACATTTGGAGTGGGAATTCTGCAACTAGTGGACAATTCGATGGTTTTGCTACATTGTTAGCTGCTGATACTGGTTTGCCTGCTGGACAAGACATCGTAGGTACTGCTGTAACTGCTGCAAACGTAGTTGCTGAATTAGGTACTGTTGTAGATGCTATTCCAACTGCTGTTTACGGAAGTGAAGATTTAGCTATTTATGCTGCTTCTAACGTAATTCGTGCTTACACTCGTGCATTAGGCGGATTTGGTGCTGCTGGAGTTGGTGCTAACGGATACGAAAACAAAGGAAACAACCAAGTATTAGGTAACCTTTTCTTTGATGGTATCCCAGTTATCCCAGCAAGAGGTGCTGCTGACGATATGATTATCGCTGCTGAAAAGTCTAACCTTTTCTTTGGAACTTCTTTGTTATCTGATTTGAATAATATATCTGTTTTAGATATGCAAGAAATCGATGGTTCGATGAATGTTCGTGTAGTGATGCGTTTCACAAGTGGCGTTCAATATGCGCAAGTATCTGATATCGTTTACAGAACTGTATAATAATTAATTAATCAACGTAGAAAGGGGTGGGGAAATTTACCCTACCCTTTTTTATTTAAAAAAACTATAAAAATATGGCTTGTTCATTAACAACTGGTAGAAAAGTACCTTGCAAAAGTGCAGTAGGTGGTATAAAAACTATTTACTTTGCTGACTTTGGTACTTTAGGAGATGCCACAATAGCTTCTGGAGAGATTACAGCATTTAGCGGAACTCCAGATTGGTTTCAGTTTGATGTTAAGGGTAATTCTTCTTTAGAAACAAGTATCAATTCTTCTCGTGAGAATGGTACAACTTTCTATGAGAGTACACTTAACCTTACACTTACATTCCAAGACAAAGCGACACAAGAGGAACTTAAACTAATTGCACACGCAAGACCACACATCGCAATAGAGGACTACAATGGAAACTATTTCGTTATGGGATTAGAACACGGAGCTGATGTAAATGGTGGTACTATTGTAACTGGTGCTGCAATGGGAGATTTAACTGGGTACACAATCACAGCGGTTGCACAAGAAACTGCGCCACCTTATTTTGTTACTCCTGCGGTTATTACTGCTGATGCTTCTGCAACACAAATCGACCCAACTGCATAATCACAATTAGGGTTTTAAATTTAGGGTTATCTTAACGGATAGCCCTTTTTTTATGCCTTACAATACAAAATAAATTAGTTTTGTTTATATATTAATATGAAGCTAATAGGCACAAACGGAAATAAGACCTTTAAGATAATACCAAGACAATATATCAATGGTGGTATAACAGTAAATCTTACAAGCGAAAGTACTGGTACAAACGTAAACTTAACTCCTACTGCATCAACTGATGGTAACTATATGAGTTTTGATGCGGTTTTTGGAACGCTAACAGAAGGCGATTTTTATATATTAGAAGTTAAAAACGGAACTAGTGTAATATACAAAGATAAAGTATTTTGCACAGACCAAACAATAAACCAAACTACTAACGACTACTACTCTATCAATAAAGATGAGTATGTACAAGAAGATAGTTTTGATAACGATTACATTATATTATGAACGATTTAAGAGTAGTAAATTTAAGCACCTACACAAGCCCACAAATTGTAGAGAAAAGCAATAAGGAATGGGTTAGCTATGGCGCAGACAACAATTACTTCGCATACCTAATAGACCGATACAATGGTAGCCCAACAAACAACGCTATTATTAACGGAGTTAGCGAAATGATATATGGCAAAGGTTTAGATGCTTTAAACAGTAGTAAGAAGCCAGAAGCATACGCAAAGATGAAAACATTATTCCACAAGGATTGTGTGCGTAAGCTATGCTACGACCTTAAACTTATGGGTCAATGTTCTATGCAAGTTATATACTCAAAAGACCGCAAGACTGTGGCACAAGTAGAGCATATTCCTGTTGAGAACTTAAGAGCAGAAAAATGTAACGATAAAGGCGAGATAGAGGCTTACTACTATTCTGACGATTGGAGTAAAGTAAAAAAAGCAGACGATTGTACACGCATACCAGCTTTTGGTTATTCAAAAGAAAACATAGAGATAGTATATGTTAAACCTTACAGAGCTGGATATAAATATT